TTACAAAAATTTCTCAGCAGCTTTCAAAATCTCTTCTGAGGTAACGGCTCTGTTAATAGCGACACGAATCGCGAGATTAACACCAGTGAGCGAGCGAACACCCGCATACATTATGTTCAGGTTCGTTTTCTCACCGTTAAGGTATTCACATTCAACAGTATTCTTACCTGCTTCTATTTCAACGGCTTTTACTGGATGACAGTTGAAAAAAACCAAGACTTTAGACATGAATCGCTCCTTTACTATTTTCCCTGCATCAATCCAATAATAACTATACAATAGTTAATAATGACTTCAGGACTATGATAAAAAGGGGGACTAGTTATCAAGAAAAGATAACGCTCGTTTTTAAAAGGACAAATTCCACAAGACTTTAACTTTAATTTGACCTCCTGATCAAACCTACCATACAGTAAGGCACGTGGTATGTTTTTGCGCAAGTGATATTGGTTACTTTCATCAATTGATTTATGCCAGCGCAAAACCTTAGCAAGTCTTTACGACTATCGATTTCAGATGCTCACACTGATACGTGTTCCCCTCCATGGAGAACGACACCATACCGGGTGAGATGAATTGATAACGCTGTGCTTTGTTACTACACAATATTTTTCTGTTATGTCATGTTGAGCAAGCATATAGCATGTGTACAACACACCTTTCAAAACATGTATTTTTGCATCCTGAGTGCCATCAGTAATCTGATGCCAGACGGGTGTTATTAAAAATTCTGTTACTGACATGGTTTTCCTTATGCAAGCATGTGTACTGTCTCTGGTAAATAGATGATTCATGATGAAAATATCATTTAATTAGTACGTGCACGATAGCTAATCTGATTCTTTACTTTCCAGTTTTTTCACAAATAATGAAATAACCGCCCTAAGGCGGTTATGCTAAAAAGGTTTTAAGGGGGTTTCCGGAACATTCGTGTCAGGAACATCAGGATCTAAAGGTTTTTCATCTGGTGGTAACCTTTCAGGATCATCGTGTAAAGGTCTATCTGATGGCAACGGTTCATCGTAATTTGGTTGCTGAGACATACTACCTCCAGTATTTTTGAGATTTTGAATGAACTCCAGACCGCTATTTTTATGGCGGTTGGGTTTTCTGTTGTTCGAAAGGCTTCGCTTATCTGACTCTGATTCTCTTTCTTTGTCACTGGAAACTTTCAAACCGAGCGTATTCATGGATAACTCCATTTTGATAGCTGTATTTTGCTGCCATTTAATAATAGGCACTCATTTTAGATAACGCGAGCGATACGGTTGGTTGGATTTTTAAAAAACTTACCAGCAAAAACAAGTTCAGGCTCTTTTTTGATAGGTAATGAATGAATTTTAAATCAGGCATATGCCCTTCATTAATTTGATTATTTTTTTCTTTTCCATGTTTACAAAAGGATACTATGAAAAAATCCTTGGCATTTACGCCTGGTTAAAAAAGGCTGGGTAAGTTTTTGTAAGTTTTTTGTCATTGCAACCGTATAATTCACAAAGATGTTTTGTTAATGAATTATTTGCAAGGGAGCTTAATTATTGTTATTTCATATTTGTCTTTATGAAAATAGGCTTTTTCTCTTAAAAACTTACACTGATTTCGTTAGAAAGTAACGGATAGTCATCTTTGTCTCCATTTTGTTTAATGGATGGATTTACTACCCATTGATTTTTTACTCACTGTCAACACTCCTCATGCACATACGCTTGCAGGCCTGTCAGTTGCTAAATGTTTGTTTCGATTTTTACTAACGTCGGCGAATATTTATGTTTACTGTAAGCACACCCGTTTTAGTTCCACGCACTTTTTGAGATTTCCGGTTTTTCAGCCATCAGCCGGTACTCTTCCGACGTCAGGTTGTTCAGGGATTCATGCGGCCGCTCGCTGTTGTATTCCACCAGCCAGCGCTCCGTAATTTCCCGCGCTTCATTCAGGGTTCTGAACAGATAAAAATCCAGAATTTCTGTCCAGTAGGTCCGGTTAAAACGTTCGATAAAGGCATTCTGTGTTGGCTTGCCTGGTTTAATAAATTCCAGTGCCACACCATGCTCTTCTGCCCACTGCGCCAGCGTCAACGAGATGAGTTCAGGGCCGTTGTCCATCCGCAGTTTCAGCGAATAACCCCGGTTTGCCACGATCCTGTCCAGCACCCTGACCACCCGCTGTGCCGGGATATTCAGATCGATTTCTATTGCGAGGGCCTCGCGGTTAAAGTCATCAAACACATTGAAGGTCCGGAACCGTCTGCGACAGACCAAAGCATCATGCATAAAGTCTGTCGACCAGCTCTGGTTAAGTGCTTCAGGCCTCACTAGTGGTGACGGGTTACGTACCGGCAAACGCTGCCTTCCTTTACGGCGAAAATTCAGTTTCAGCAGACAGTAAATCCGGTGAACCCTTCTATGGTTCCAGACGTGTCCCTGCCTGCGAAGGATCTGAAAAAGTTTATTAAATTCATACCGTGGATAGCGCTCAGCCGCCACGATCAGCGTCATAATCACCGGCTCATCACGTCGCGTATCCGGCTGATAACGAAATACCGTCCTGCTCAGCGACATTGTCCTGCAGGCCTGGCGTAAGCTCATGGCAAACTGCGCGGTCAGATAGCTGACAAGCTCACGCTTTATCGCTGGTTTTAAAGCTTTTTTCAATGACATCTTTCAGTGCGCGGCACCCGAGACTCAGGTCGGCAAACATCTATTTGAGGCGACGGTTTTCATCTTCCAGATCTTTCATCTTTTTGATATCAGAGGCTTCCATACCGCCGAACTTCGCTTTCCAGTTGTAATAAGAGGCCTCAGAGATCCCGGCTTCGTGGCAGACATCCTTGACGGTACGTCCGGCTTCGACGGACTTCAGAATGGCAATGATCTGGTGTTCGGTGAATCGGGCTTTAAGCATGGCGATCTCCTCAGGGGACACAGTCAGTATGCCGGAAGATCTCTAAAAGTGAATGGGCCGGTTTGCAGGGATGCTTACAAGATACCCCCCGTAAAGGGAAGTTCATTCTAACATTTGTAAAGTCCGCTTTGGCACAAAGCGGACGTGTTTCCTTTTTTTGTTTTGGCTTGAGATATACAACCAACAGAAGCATATCGCCTATTGTTTTACCTGACGACAGGCAAATCAGAAAATCTCGTCGTATAACGCGGCGAGAACATTTCCCTCGTCATCTGCCACTGCTGCTGTATTCCTTGTCCAGCGAAATACAGTGTGCCTTTTCCTTCTTTGGCATTTAGCTGATCTAACAGTGTCATCAGTTGTTCGCTATCAGCACGTGGGGCGTTGCTATCGAAGAAATTCAACTGCGCTACGCCCTGACTAAAAAAATCGCCGAGCATTACACCCGCCTTTTGATAGCGATGGCCATCACGCCAGATTTTTTTGTTCCAGTTCAGCAACGCGCGCCGTCAATGCATCAATCTGTACCATCAGAGCCAGAATCGCCTCATGATGCAGTGCAGCCGCCACACCAGCAGTGTCAGGGCTGAGCACATCTTTAATTACAGTGCCGTCTTCCAGCTCTCTGTCACCAGTCACGAACACATTATCCGGGAATACAGACTGGACCTCCTGAGCAATGAACCCGATGCCTGGCGAGATGCCATCCAGACGTTTCCACGAAACACCGCGGATCATCTTCATTTTTTCCAGCGGCTCCGCAATGCGTTCAATATTAGTTTTCAGGCGCTCGTCGGAGTTTGAAATCCATGTTCCGGGGGCTGTTGCCGAACCGAACTGATCAAACAGATACCTGGTATAGCCTGAACTCGACGTCGGCTGGATAGCAATGACTGCCTTAGACCCCGCGCCCTGAACAGCCAGACCGTGAAACAGAAACTGTGCCCCGTTATATACACCGCTATTCCAGCCTGCGCTGGTTAACGGTGTAACTGTTTCTGTACCAGCAGCGGGGGCTACAGCAGGAGATGCGGCTCTCAAATAGACACTACCGCTGATGGTTCCACCACTTTTGCCTTCAACTGTATTCAGACGATTATCATTCCCCGGACAAAACGATCCGGGAGTTGTGCCGAATGGGTTTGTTAATCCCGTCCCGCCCTGCCCCTGGCTGAGCGGTGTTGTCAGCCCAGACAGACTGGTAATATCGGAATTCGCCCCTTTTTTAGCCAGAGATTTCTGGCCGGGAACCGTGACGGCCACACCGTTAATCGTGATAGTGACGTCACCCGCCCCGTTCATCACGTCGGCGAAGCCCGACATATTCCGCTGATACAGCGTCAGCGTCTCAGCGATATTCTGCGCCAGTCCATCAACGCTCAGCGAATCGCTCAGCAGGATGGCGTAAGCGGTACCGGCTGCAATTGCCGGGTTCGCCGCTGGCGTTACGGTGAGCTGGGTTGCGCTGTTGATTGCCGTTATCTGGAACATCTGTACCGGGTTTGCCAGAGTGACCAGAGTGCATCCAACGCGGATTAACGAGCCTGCCGCTGTAAAGTTTGTGCCAGTACCCGTCAGTGTGTTACCGCTGACAGCAATCGAGCCAGTTGTGTAAATCATATTTTCTCCGGGCATAAAAAAACCCACCGAAGCGGGTATATGAGTAACTTGTAGTGTGGTGGGATCAGCCATAGTTTGTTGGGAGAGTTGAAACATCGGCAACCATGACCTGCGACCTCATATCTCCCACGTAACCAAAGGCCGCAGTGACATCCAGAAATTCCCCCGCATCTACCAGAGAGCAAAACATGTTGCCGTCTGTGTCGAGGTGTACGCACTCGTACGTCATGTGCCCGAATACGCCTGCGCTATAAATATATCCTCGCGATACCGGCATCGCTATCGACAGGTTGCCTTCTCCCGCATTGCCGATGTTTGTCCAGCTTGAACCGGATAAATGTCCGGCATGGTTAGGGAAACCAGTATCTAACCACACCACTTTTCGCAACTTCATAAAATTCCAGCCACTATCGAAAATAATGTTGCCAGCGGCATCAAAAATCTGCATCCCATACGTTGAACGCTCCGGAGGGATCCACTTATCAAAGATATAGTATTGCACAGTCCCTATATCCAGATTCCACCATTTATATAAGGTAATGGCTTTACCCCTGAGCGCCGTAATGGCAGGAACCTGCCCAAGTCTCTGATTTGGCGTTATCGATTTAAAAAACACAATCGGCGAATTATAAGCCGACAGGTCCATCGTGAAATAACTAGGAATATTACCAGCCCCTGAACTGAACAGGCTGTTAGAAATTGTACCGGCTTTCCTGAGCACATAGTTAACATCGTCCATTGACGTTATAGAGTAGTTGTAATCATTAATCAGTTCTATGCCATAACTCATTGATTATAAACTCCGTAACAAACGACCATACCGCCTATATAATATTTATCTGTGCCACTATCATCTTTAGGCCAGGCGAAATGCCTGTCTGTATATCGGATAGTGAGTGTGTTGCCAGAAAAAATAAGGTCTGGCGCAACGGTATAGTATGCTCCGTCAGAGGGCTGAGCCGTTGAAACGGGGTATACGTGACAATATGGCGTTCCACCACTCAGGCTCAAACCAATGGTGGTGGACCACGCCGACGACAAAAAGGGCACAGTATATGTGCCCAGTCTACGGGACATTATTACGGAGTTATCGGCAACCAGTATCCCGCCAGAATTAAATATCTGCCATCCGAAAGCCATTACGATAATTTCCCAAGTTTAATTCGGGTAAGATTGTTTTCGTCAGTGAAAACCATAGTGTTTGCGTCTTTAAAGATGGCCCACCCACCCGACACACCGTAACCAGTAGACTGTATGACATTAGCGATCTTGCCATTAGTAATAGTTCCGTCCTGGATAAACGTGTCACGAATAAACGTCTGGCCGTTCTGGATAACAAACGGTAGCGTGACCGCAGCGCCAGCCTGAGACATAACAGCAAAGCGGTCAGCAAGGAAAATAACCTGTGACTGCATACCTGAAGGAGTATTCTGAACACCCAGCCCCATCCCTGCAGCGTACTGCACGCCGTTGACATCCACACCGACCTTTATCGAATACAGCGCGTTCAGGTTGCCATTGATATCCGCTACCGCCTGGGCGTTAGTGGTAATTGCCGCAGCCTGGCCGTTTACCGTGACGCTCAGTGAGTTGATTCGCGTCGCGGAAGTCTGCGTAAAATCAGACATCGTTTTTGCAAAATCAGTGATATTGGCATTTCCGCCAGCCGTGGCATCCAGGGTTTTCAGCGACTCCGCAACGGCGCGGCTTGCATCCACCATCACGTTATCAACGCGCTGAACACCCGCCGCGTTAGCGCCAAACTGAACGCTCATCGTCATCCGCGTGTTGACCTGCGCCAGCGTCTCCTGAATCAGCGCCACCGCCGTGTTTTGCACCCCACCAGCCGCGTTAGCCGTTTTCCCTGACAGTTCGTCGAAACGGGATGCGGTAGCGCTGTCGAGCGTGGACACCGCCTGTATGAGCTGGGTTACGTTAGCGGTATTGTCCTGCGTCTGCGCCGTCAGCGTATCAACTGCTGTGGCGCGGGCCTGTGTCTCGTTAGCAAGCGCCTGTGTGAGCTGCGTTACGTTGGCAGCGTTCTGGTCGGTTTTCGCCTCCAGTCGCGTCACGTCCGTAACGCGGGCCTGTGTTTCTGTGGCAATCACCTCCCGCAACTGAGTGAACGATGCCGAGTTTGCGCCGTTCTGCGCCGACTGCCTCACCACCACATCAGCGATGGCCATGGCATTACCAATGATGGCCTCTGCCGTCTGCCGGTTCGCGCCCACTGCCGCCGCCAGTTGGTCGGCGTTTTGGGTAATTGTTGCGGCAAGTTCAGCAACGGTTTTGCTGGTTTCAACGGCGTTTTCGATGATGTCTTTAAATACCGCGGTGTCCTTCATCTGATCAAGAATCTCAGCAGAAATGGCGCTGACATCAACCGATGACTGCCCCATTACCCAGGTGGTCCACTCACCGACATTGCCAATTCTGTCCACCAGCCGCGCACGGTACCATTGCCGCACACCCGCCAGCATTGGCCCGTGCTGATAGCTGGCCGCCGGATAAGGCACCAGTGTCAGCAGTTCGGGATTTGCCTTATCGTCTGTGGTGGCGCGCTGTAGTTCGGTGTATGAAGTATCACCGGATCCCTCAGGAAACGCCCAGGTAATATCGATAGCCCAGACCACATCATTTGAAGCAAGGAGTGACTGCGGCGTGCCCGGAGTACCATTTTTTCCCGTCAGGTGGGTCGTATCGGCATAACCCCAGGGCGACGACGAATCCTGCGCATTCAGGGCACGCACACGCACATCATAATTGCCGGAATAAATGCCCTGAACGGAAAAACCCTGGGCACTGGCAACCGGAACGTTAATCCAGTCGCCATTGTCCTTGCGCCATTGCGCCTGGTACCGGACAGCGCCATCAACCTTGTCCCAGGTACTGTTCAGGCTCGCGACCGTCAGCCCCTGATCGATAAAATCAGTCTGGCTGATAAGAATATTTTTCGGCGAAGGCAGGACAGATATCGGCGTTACCGTAATCGGTGCAGGCGTGATCCGCACACCATCATCAATAAACCGGTATTTATTGGGGTCGTGCTGAATGCCGGAAACGTTAAATGTACCGTCGTCATTTGCAGCAACGGATGTCACACGAAATTGCTGAATAGCCAGCCTGTCGCTGTCAATGGCCCACACTGCGCCAGCAACGGGAGCCAGCCGGTAATCGGTGCTGACCGTGACGGTCTTTTTATCGCTGTTGATCGCGCTGATGGTACGCGTCTGCGTTGTTCCGTCGGGGAGATTCAGCGCCAGCCTGTCACCGGACGCATATTCAACAGCGCGATCCAGCGTAATGTTCCTGCCGTTTACCGCGCTGATTCGCCCTCCATTCTGCATTCCGGCGCGGAACGGGTCCGCAACACCAATAACGGATGCAGGCAGCGGAATATGTCCGTCAAGACCGACGTTAAACGAGATTGTGCCGTCTTTTGCGTTGGACAGTAACACCCACCGCCCCCTGCGGTGCGCCTCACTTTGCGAGGTGCAGCCAATAGCAGTCAGTTGCGTCTGATTAATGTCGTAACGAGCTACCAGATCGCTGTCATAAACGCCCTCGATGGTGTCGCTGTAATGGTTCTGCGGATCAGACCATGACACCAGGCAGGAGCTGTAGCGGTTTTTATAGGAGCCACCCGCGTAGTTAAACAGACCATCCACCACGTTAGAGGCGGTATAAACAAAATCCAGATCTGCCACCGGAACATCAGCATTGACGTAAATCTGTTCATTACCCCAGAACGTAATGCCCCGGAATATTGCAGCCAGGTCTTTCAGAACAGCGTATGCATCCTGCTGGCTCTGGATGTAAACGTTGCAGGTAAAACGCGGCTCAGTGCCGCCCGCACCGTCAGATACCCTTTCATCGCAATACTGAGCAATGGCGTAGACTTCCCATTTATCAATCATGAAAGCATCCACACGGTTGCCCATGCCGAAAATTTTATCCAGCACCAGATCGTAAAAAATCCATGCCGGGTTGTTGCTGTATGCCCATTTGAAGTCGCCAGCCCACGCGCCGGAACTTTCACGGGTAACAGGATCGTAGTTTGACGGTACACGGATCCGGCGGCCCTGAGGGACACATGTCACCTTCGGGGCACTCCCATTAAAGTGGCTTGCATCAACTTCGATATAGAGCAATGCGGTATTCGGATAACGAAGTTTGCTGTCAATCACCTCTGCGAACGAGAAAACCTTAAACGCGTTGGCTAACTTTGAATTGCCAGCCGAATCCGCAGTGATCCGTCGGACACGAACAGTCCATCCGGTGGTGGCTTCTGGCAGATTAATACGGTGATCGCGCTGGTATTCAGAGGTGGTTTTACCGTCAAACGTCGCATCAACCACAGTCTGATAGGCGCCACCGTCAGTGGACAAATCAATTGCATAAGCCGTCACGGTTCCGACCATGTCGCCATTGTCTTTGTACTGGTACTGGACGGGGAGAGACAATTTGATGCGAACTGCGTCCAGTGTCAGATTTGTAAACTGGCGGGTCCAGGGTACTGATTGCGTGACCGTAACACCTACGGCCAGTTCATTATCTATTTCCGGCATCCCCGGAATGTACGTCTGATCCTGCGTGCCGCGTCGCCAGTCCCAGACAACGCCAGTGAAATTGTAACTGCCGTCAGCGTTAGCCAGCGCCGTATCATTGAGAAAAATTTGCTGAGCCGTCAGTTCTCCCTGAATTTCACCTTCGGCAATAGCCAGCAGCATTTTTAATTTTGCGGTAGACAGTAAATCGTCAGGCGCTTCAACTGGCGTATGCGCGCTACCGCCCCCACCTTTCCTGCCCTGAATATGCATAATTCACCCATAAAAAAACCGCCCGGCGGCGGCTGTACCTGAATAAACGTGCCTATTGCTGATCGCTGGAGAACAACCCGGCACTGATGACGGCACCGCCTATTTCACGTTTCCCATAGAGCAGTGGAACCGGGTAACCCATCGCCACCGTATTAACGGGCGCGCCGAAGGCGTAATTGGGTTTATTGTCTGTGCTACTGCTGGCGCCGATATTAATTTTGGGTTGAGGCGTCAGCATCTGCACAACACCGCCCAGCATCATAGAAATTCCAAGTCCGGTTAATGCTGTTGTCGTTCCTGCGATAGCGGCTGCACTCATTCCAGCCGCGCCAGCCCATGCAGCAAAGGAAGCACCTGCAGTGAAAAAAGCCGCGACCAGCGCCACCGCGCCGATAACAATCTGGAGAACACCGCCCTGCTTGGCACCTTCAGTAACAGGCATCATGGTAAAATCGCTGGCTGTGGACGTGAGTTCAAACTCTTCCACCCCAATATTTTCATCATCCCGGAAAAAGGCGAAGCGCACGCCGCTGTGATGCGCATTGGACATGTATTTTTTGAAACCCGGCACCTGTGAACACATGGCCCGAAGCATTTCGCGAATGTCAGCAACGTGAAAGCGATGAACCCTGCCAAATTTCTTTGCGGCCACACCTTTAAGTGTCAGTGTTTTCAGCATTTCATGAGTTCCTTATGCCTGACAATTCTGACTGTACGCTCACGATAATACTGACCGTAGGGAACGCGGGCAGAAAGATTGCCGGAAGAATGATGAAGAATAATATTGTTACCTAACCAGATGGCGGCATGATTGGTTACGGGAGCGCTGAGCTGCATCATAATAATGTCGCCGGGTTGCATCTGATTTAATTCAACCTGAATAAATCCCTCTGACTGCCAGTTATCATCGTACAGGTTTTCGCCGTTATTCCACCACTCGCGCGGGACAGAGTAATCACCGAGAGAAAGATTAAACTCGCGACGATAGTATTCACGGATTAGCGCCCAGCAATCCGCATGACCGAGTACCCAGGATCGTCCGGTGTAGTCACGATTTTCGCGCGGCGAAAACGTACACCAGTCACCGTCCGGCCATGAAATAATGCCCCATTCCAGCCCCGAGTGATCACACTGAATACGGTCAGTCTCTGAGGGGATTAACTGAGCCACATCCGGGTGCGAATGAACAACCATAATAATCTCACCCTCCTTTTCGGCATTTAAATAATCGGCTGGCGAGAGGGTGAAATGTTCTTCTGGTTTATCAGAGATGTTTTCACAACGAATATAACGTTGTTTTCGTCCTGCCTGAACGACGACGCCGCAGCATTCACGGGGATATTCCGCAGCGGCATGTTCGCGAATAGCCGCCATAAGTTTTTCGCGCATATTATTTACCCTGCAGGTTTGCCGCCGGAAACCCGCCAAACGGCAGAGGATTTCCGGCGCCAAAACGCGCCTCACAGTCAGGGAGTCGTCCTCCACAGACATCCAGCGCGGGATTGGTTGTCGGGGTGCCATCTTTCAGAAAATACCGCGTTCCGGCGTAATCACACCCCGTTCCACTCCGGTACAGCCCACGGAGGCACCAGGTACAGACAGGGGTTATCTGTCTGGACGGTAATTGCAGGCTCTGAATATCGAAAGGTGAGCAGAGTTCAAAATCAACCTGAGCTCTGTTCTCGGCTTTTTTGGCATTAACATAAAATACCTGCACCCGCTCTTCGTTCGGGTTAGCCGCGGGGTTCCCGGAAACCCAGTTAGCCGCATCAAGGTATTTAACCAGCGTGGTGTGGATTTTAACCTTTGCCTTAACCAGGTCATCATACTCAAGGCAAAGCGCTGTCACATAGTTACCAACATTACCGACAGAGAGCGTCGGCGTGGGTTGAGAGCCGGTACTTGAAAGCTCCACCCCTTTCAGCGCATAAGGATAAGGATCGTACTGATTCCCCTGCCAGATTATTGCTGGCAGATTTTCACCAGCAAAGGCATTCCAGTTATTATCTGAAATATTAAAGGCATGAAATCGTAACACAGTTTCCATACCAAATGCCGTACCGTCGATTTCAATTAACTGAACTATATTTCCGGGTTCCAGTTGTTGAATATCCTGAGTAAAACTCATTAATAACTCCAGCTACGTTATCTGTTGGCAGAAAAATACCGTTAAGGTGCATAAGCCTGTTCAAATACAAAACTTATTTCCGCAAAATTTCCATTCGTAAAAACAGGTTTTATTGAATCCCGCTTTACCCTGTAAAGTTTTTTCTCTCCCCACGGATTAGACCACCAGAATGATTTAGTGACATGGAATTTAAGAAATGCGCGAATAACTGCCATATCAGATAATTTTCCGTTACAGCTAAGTTCCCATGTCGCGTTATCCTCATTTATTCCAACACCAGCAACCTGCTTATAACCATCCCCGAACTGAATTTCCTGCGTTGCAATATTTATGCTTTCAGTGGCCCCCGTGCGCACAGGCCAGATAAATGTTTCAATTGCCATAGAGATACCCTACCCGTCGTTCGCGAGGGCTTTAGCTTCGGTACAGAATCCCGCCAGGCGTAATTTCTTTTCTTAACCTGTCGGTAATGGTGAGTTGAATAATAGACTGTAACTGACTGGAAATAGCGCTTGTATCAGAGGCGTTACCCCCACCTCCTGCGGAATCCTGATAAATACTCACTGGAGCCTCGACATGAATATTCGTAGCGTTGCCACTGGTATTGTTCACACCAGAACTGACGGCACGCACACCTAAAGAGCCGTCACTGGCGCGCGTTAACGGCATAATGGCTTCCGGTCCCGCTTCGGCGAAGATGCCAGCTCCCTGCGCAAATGCAAACATCTGAGGCGTGTTGTAAACGCCGTTACTGTATGCGCTCAGGGACGGCGAATCCTGGACACCGCCCTGGGCGAAAAACTGGACTTTGTCAGCATAACCCTGCAGCGCCGCTACATTGACCGAGCCACCACTTGAGGCCGCCGAACCTCCGAAATAGCTACTGACGCCACTGACAACGGTCCCAAGCAAGCCACCAAATGATGACGATGAGCCGCCGCTCAGTGCACTTACGGCCGCCATTTGCAGGGAGACTTTGGCGATCATTTCCAGCGCCGACAGCCCCCATGACCTCCAGTCAGCTTTACCACGAACCAGCATAGACGCCACATTATCCATGGCGCTATCCATTGTGGTAGTAACTCCCTGTGAAACGGTCCCGGCGATGTCCATAGTGTTCTGCAGCCAGTTTTCATAACCACGTGACACACCATTACGCCAGTCAGCTTCTGATGCTGCGATAGACCTGTACTTGTTATCAAGCTCAGTCAGCGCGGCATTATAAGCCTTAACCGCTTCGGTAGAATTTCTACCCCCTGCTTTGTCGAATGTTCGTTCTATCTGCTGGCGTTCTTCAAATCGTTGCCGCTCTCTGTCGCTCAGCCCTGCGGTATCGGTCGCTGCTGTGGCCTCGTCACGGAATTTACGTGCAGCTTCGGTAAGCTGTTTCAGCGCCTCCGCCTGATCACGCTGTTTTTTGACGTTATCATCAGCCCGTGACGTCCATCGGGCCAGCTCTGCGGCCTGCTTACGAATTTCCTCAGTCTGTTCGGCTGTCCATTTGATGCCACTCTGGTGCGCTGCAGCGTAAAGGTCAGCCGCTTTCTCACCCTCACTGGCGCGGACCTTCTGCACCTCAATGGCTATCGACAGGTCTTCGATTTTGCTGGCATATCGCTGCGCCTGGGCCTCTGCCTCCCGCTCTGCTTTGTTTTGCGCATTCGTTGCTGCCGTTGCATCCTTTTTAGCCTGCGCTGCAGCAGCGTCTTTCTTCGCGGCCTCGTCTTTCCGGTAAATGTACGTGGTGTACAGATCCCCGGTCAGTTTCAGATCCTGCGCTTCGTAAACAAACTGCTGATGCTGCTTTGCCAGCCCGTCAAGTCCGGAAAGAACAACGTCGCGCGATGCTTTATCAAGTGCTGTCTGTTGTGCAGGGGTGGCTTTAGCCAGAGACACAACAGGGCCGGCGTATTGTGGAGGTGTTGCGCCTGCCGTAGCCGTCATGGAACGGTTAAGGAGATCGTAAGCCCCCTTAAGAATGGAAACTGCACCAGCCTGTTCAACCGCTTTTTGTGTCGCCAGATCACTGGCGGTGTTGACAAGTTTCTGTGTCGCTTCGACTTTTGATGCAGCCTGCTCACGCTGATATTCCAGCCGGTTCAGTTGCCCGGTTAACTCAATGTTTTTGGCAGTGATATCGGCCTGGTCCATGAACGTATTCAGGTAAGTCAGGCGCGGTGACTGGTTGTAATCCTGCTGAATTTTAGCCAGTGCAGACTGGCTGTCTTTAACCTTTCTGATCTGCTCATCAAGATCGGCCAGGTCTTTTTTCTGTGCCGCCAGTGATGTGCTGGCATCAACGGCAGTGGAACGCAGGCCAGCAGGCGACATCTTATTGAGTTTTTTATTGATATCGTCGAGGTTGTCAGCGAAAGCAACGGCTTCTTTATGCACCTGCTGCGTGTGCTCATACAACCCATACATAGCAGCACCAGCACCGATAATCAGCCCCGGCCAGCCCCCCAGTACACTCAGTACACCTGAACCCAGACGGCTGGTTAAAGAGGCTGTGCTGTTGAGGTTATTCAGAGCTGAGCTACGCCCGGCAAGGGCATTATTCAGTCCTGCCTGCGCTGCGATCAGTTGTCGTTCCGCTGCAATCTGGGCCTCAATTGACGTCGCTGCGGCCACTGCTTTTTGCGCGCGATAAACGGTTTCTCGCGAGATGGCAACACTGACCTGAGAGCCGCGAACCTGTGCCTGAGCAAGGGCAATCTCGGCTGCTGTATTACGGATAACAGCAGTGGTCGCGCTCCCAATATTGCCGACCATATTGCCAAAATAACGGGCAAGGCCAATTCCAACCAGTATCCCGGCGGTATTTGCTACCGTGTTGATATTGTTAGCGACGCTGTCCAGTATCCCCGCGAGTGACGCAGAGGCACCTACAGCATCATTCGCGCCGCCAACCCAGGCCATAAAGCTGTTCTGGACTTTCTGTGCTGAGCCACTGATGGAGGCTGGTAACGTTTCAAATTCTTTGCGCAGCAATTCGACATTGGTCAGGAGGGGAACAATTTTATCTGTGGTGAGTTCACCGTTCTGCGCCATATTACGCAGCCCGCCCACCGTTGTTTTCATGCCATCGGCCAGCAGTTTCGCGAGGCGGCCACCGTTCTCCATAATTGCATTGAATTCTTCGCCACGCAGAACACCGGAGCCAAGCGCCTGGCTCAGTTGCGTGATAACGGAACTGGCTTCTTCGGTGCTTGCACCGGACAATTTCAGTGACGTGGCGACCGTTTCAGTGACTTTTGCCACATCGGCTGACGCGTAGCCAGCATCACGCAGGGAAGATGCAATACGGGCATACAGCGTTGCGTTGGCCTCAAAGGAGGTGCCGGTGCGCTGGCTGATGTCCATTAATGACCGCTGCGCGGCTGTGAAATCTTCCGCGCCTGTAGATGCCAGGCGAAGACGCCCGCTTAACTGGTTCCAGGTATCGGCATACTGGATAAGCTGATGTGTGGCAAATGCCCCGGCAAACGCGCCAGCCAGGCCCGTGGCGGTAGATTTAACACTGACCAGCTCGGCATTCAGAGCCGCAATAGAGCGTTGCGTTTCACGGGTGACGGCAGCAGCCTGTTTGCCGCCCTGCTCCATTGTTTTGTAATAGTCCTGCCCCATCCGTGAGGCGCGGGCAATTTCCCGCTGGAACGAGCCGGAGTCAGCGGAGACTTTAATGATCAGTTCGCGCAGCGTAGCCATATTTCACCCATAAAAAAGCCCGCAGCGCGGGCATCAGAGATCAGACATCCATTTTTCAAGCTCAAAAACTTCTTCACCCCCCTCTTCCTCAGCACCCCATTTCAGCAGCAGGTCAGCCATATTCGCTTTTCCGCCCTGGGCGTTGAATGCTGCCGCCGATATCTGTGCTGCCTGAACATCGCCGCGCCAGTCACCAACAGGGCTTATCCGGTCATAGGCAATCCACATTTTCAGCTCACTGGCCGTCAGGGTGCTGCGTAGTTCGTGGAGTGTGCGCCCCAGCCGGAGCGCCAGCGTCATGAGAAAGAATGTAAGGGGTTGCTTTACTTTTTTTCGGCCTGATCCTGATCCACGCCGAGCGCCAGCGCCATATTCAGTAGACGTTTGTGCACCTGGCCATAAACTTCTGCGACGGTACCGATATCATCATCAGAAAAAACAGGCTCGCCTGCTTCATCGCGAAGAACATCAACGAAGAGGATCGTGTCCGCCTCTTTATTGCGGATAAATTCCTGCGCAGCAGTCAGCTTCGGAGCTTCCTCACCCTCCCCCAGTTCCGGCGGGGTGAGAAATTCACGAAACTTAACCCAGGCATCGCCTGACGGCTCACGAAGAATGACTTTTGCGTTATTCCATTCAGGAACGGTGATGCTTTTTGTACGGAACGCCAGATTAGGTGTCAGAGCCAGTTCGCGTAAGGACATTTTTATACTCTCTGTTTGTAAAAAGTGGGGAAAAAGCGCCCGCAGGCGCTTAAGAACCGGAGGCTACAATGCGTTTCGGCTTGCCTTTCACGCGCAGCGAATAGGTTGCGCCAACGACCTGAGATGTCGCTGCAGACCAGCTACTCTGACGAACTTCCACCAGCACATAAAAACCGTTACCGGAGGGGAAAACGACTTTCAACGCCCGCAGCTCGTCATTTTCATATGCCGTCTGCAGCGCCAGTTGCGCGGCTTCATCACCCACCCAGTTACGGGAAATGGACATTTCTGCCGGCGCCGCCAGGCCGTTGGTCTGCTCCTGCTCGGTGGAGCAGAGCGTGGTGACATCGATGTCACTTTTCTGGCCGCCTGTGTAGCTGATCTCCTTCGTGGCGCATTCAGCTTCAAGGAACGTCACGCCTGCCGTCGGGAAACCTGCAGCCTTAAAATCGTCTTCTGTGACGGGTGAAGACGAGATACCGATCTGCGTGCCCTTTGTTTTTTCATACTTACTGGTCATATTTGCTCCAGATGTAAAAAAACCGCCAAGTGGCGGTTATGTTTATGACGGATTTTTACTTACTGCTGAACCGAAATTTCCAGCGTTGCCCGCCGCAATTTTGTATCAGGTTCGTAGCCGCCCGTTTTAGACATGCGGGTAAACTGCAACGGTGTAAGAGCGATGACAACCTGCTCCCGGAGTTCCCGTGACTCTTCAACACTCCTTGAGTACACATCAACCTGTACAAAGGTTGTTTCCTCTGCCGGTGAGCAAAAGGTGTCGCCGTAACTCTGGGACACAAATGTGAAAGTGATCCACGGAGGCACAACTGCAGGTTTCCCGGCATCATTCAACGGAACGATATCCATATATACCTGACCGTTCGCCAGTGAACCGATAAGGTGAAATACATCAGATTCCTTCATTTTGACAGCACCTCATCAATCGCTGTGTTCATCCTGGCGATCACAGCACGGGTCGCCTCTTCCTGCCGGGTATCAAAGGCAGGACGAACGAAGGGGTGAGCGGGCATGTTCGCTGTGCCTAACTCTACAAAACGCCAGTAAAACGCGTTCCGTCGGTTGCTGGCCTTCATGGTGTTGTCACTGTTACCCGTTGCCGGATTAACACCGCGGATATGAACACCCGAAGCGATCGCATTACGCTTGCCGCGCATTGTCACAACAACGACATTCTTTTTCAGTTTCCCGGTACGTTCTGGCGCGCGTTGGATGACCTCTTGCTTCAGTACTTCCGCCCCTGCGCGCGTACCATCCCGCAGGACCTTTTTATTTTCCGCTTTGCTGAGCCGCTCAAGATCGTGAGAGATATCCAACAGCCCGGAAAAATCCAGTGAATGGTCAATCACGACACCACCCCCTGCTTACATAAAATTTCGAGTCTGGTACCGCGACTGTCAGGAATCGGCGGCCCTGACACTTCAAGGATCTGACCGCGAAAAGGGCCAGAAAGCACTTTTAATCGGGAAACTGCTGTAATACCTGCCCTGAACCGCACCCAGACACGAACCGTTGCCTCAGCTTTTTCAGCACCGGAAGTAATGAGTTCCCTCCCGCTTATCGCCCTGATATCTGCCCTGATCTGTTCACCATCGATCCATTCCTGAATAAGTTCGCCAAAGGGAGATCTGCTTGTGACAGCATTCTGGATGGTGACAACATGAATAAGACGTCCTGCCGCAATTGACATGCTCACCTCACATAATGGTTGGCCGGCGAAGGCTATAAATGAAAGCCGTCACAGAGAAAGGCAACTCACCGGGCTGCAGATCTTCCTTTTCCGCAAGGTCCGGGTTGCGGTATAACATGCCCACCAGGCGCATGGTTGACGCCTTCATGCGGGAAAGGGGCTCCCCCTGAATAAGATTGCCGCCGCTGTCCACCACCTTATCCCTGCACCCCTGGATATAATCCAGAAGTACGGCGCTGGCCTCCTGGATTTTTTCTTTCAGCTCAGTGTCATCAATATCATGGTCAATTTTGAGGTGTGCCTTAATTTCCGCCAGAGTGATCAATTCAATCATGGCCTGTCCCTCGCATCGCGCCCGCGTTTGGCCGCCAGTGTCCAGCCAGTCGAGCCGGGTTCACCAGGCTTGCCCTGAGTTTTCTCATCGCAATGCCAGAGCGAACCACCCCATGTAACCGTATCACCAGGCAGATACTCATCACCGGACTTGAAAACGCCACGGTAAAGCATGATCGGCACATCAAAGGATTTGGTTTCACTGCCACCGCTCGAACGGTTTACCGTTAAGGTGAAATGCCGCTGGTCAGTGCGATCAATCTCGACACCTGCCACACCATCAACCACACATTCCCAGCCGCGCATGCCGTGTGTTTTTTCGTATGCACGCCACAGACCGCCATTATGGGTTGCATATGACCCACGCGGATAGCTCTTACCATCATCAATAAAAGGGAGTATCTCGAGCGCCAGCGCGTCGCGGCCATCTTCGCCATCCCTTGCGGGTTCAGCGGGTGGTATTGCGGCCACAGCATCAGCGATCAGCGATTTGATATCGGGAAACACCGGCATAGATGCTGTAACCAGTTCCTCCAGCATAGGCTTAACATCGTCCGGCGTAATACTTTTCCCGTCCTGTGGTACCGGGATGGAGCCCACCACTTCGCCTACTGCGTCGGCCACGGCCTGTTTCAGCACCACCGGATCATAATCTTTTCCGTTTTCCGGAACCGGTAGCTCGCTAAAGGCTTTATCCACCATCGCCTGCAGCATTGGTTGCATATCTTCCGGTGTGACGCTTTTACCGTCCTGCGGAACCGGGATAGCAGCCACCGCCTCACCCACCGCGTCTGACACGGCCTGTTTCAGCATCACCGGATCATAATCTTTTCCATTTTCCGGAACCGGTAGCTCGCTAAAGGCTTTATCCACCATCGCCTGCAGCATTGGTTGCATATCTTCCGGTGTGACGCTTTTACCGTCCTGCGGAACCGGGATAGCAGCCACCGCCTCACCCACCGCGTCTGACACGGCCTGTTTCAGCACC